CTTGCAGGAGTTTTTGTGTAAACAGTGCTTGTAATATTTGCTGTAACACTTTCGTCAGTTGGAGCACCTTGTTCGCCAACTTCTACCTGATAGCCTGTACCAGTATCTCCGTCGTCTAATTCTATTTTAAATTGCAATCTACTTGCTGTTGAAAGAGCAGTATTAGTTCTAGCATAAATTCTAAAAAAGTTATCATCATAAATCTGTGATACTGGAATTCCACCTGTATTGCCGCTGGCTCTTCCGCCGCCTTGCTTTTCAAATATTTTAGTCCACGTAGTACCGCTGCCAATATTGGCTCCACTATATCCTGTTCCACTTCCAGGTGCAATTGCTTCGCAAATCCAATCTGTTTGATTACGTCTACGGAAACGTACTGTGCCTGCATCACTTAGTACCTGTGCCCAGTCCCAGTCTTTGGTATAAGGAGTACCTGTTGTGCCACCCGTTGCACTAGATTGAAATGCAAATTCACCGCCTGCAGCTAGATAGTAAATTAAATTATTATGACTTCCAAAATCAACTGTAACTTCGTGAGTAATAATTTTTGCTGCATCACTGCTACCACCAAATGTCGTTGTTCGAGTACTAGATGTACTTACACCGCCTGATGTTTCTAATGGTTCTAATCCTGTAAAACTTGTCGACGGAAATTCTGTGCTTGCATGATTAAATGTAAGCACAGTATCAGCAATAGTATCTAAATCTAATTTATGCTGCCAAGCAATTGCATCTCTATTAGGAATATCAACATCACTAGGATATGTTAGTTGACCTTCAAACTCAGTTGGAGAAATATCAGTAGCAAGAGTACCAAAGCAATGATTATGACCTGCTTGCAAATCAAGCCATAGATCAAAATGCTGTTGTTCTGTTACAGTATCACTTACACCAGGTGTGTTTCCACCTACTACATTATTACTTGAAAAATTTCTTCCATAGCCGCCAAATGTTGTAAGGGGGGTACTTAAACTGCCATAGTCGTTGTATACCGATACATTGCCCAGCCTACCAGCAACCAATTCTCTTATTGCATTATAATGCGAAGCCAATATTGGGGTATTTACAGCCATTTACATTCCTCTTTTAAATATTATAATACAAATTATCACATTTGTCAATCATAACTCACTGGTCTTGTTATATGCAGGTGCGTCATTATTTACATATGTACCAGATGCTCTTAAATGAGAAACTGCACTTGTAAGTATACCAGCAACGTATTCGTCAGCGCCGCCTGAACCTACATCTCTATCCCAAAACACAATATCAAATGTTATTGTACTAGAATCTTTATTTTTTGCCTGTACAAACCAATTATTTTCTGAATATGTTCCGGTTGGGTCACCTTCTTTCAAATATACAGTTTGATAACTTGATGTCAAGTCTTCATTACCTATAGCATATCCTGTACCTGTACCAGTAGATGTTGTTGCAGCTCTACCAAACTGTACTTGTCCACTATTAGAAAGCATTGTCTGCCAGTCTTGATTTTTTGCTAAATCTGCGCTGCCTACAGCACTGATATCTAAACTTGCATCAAAGCGTATTTGTCCTCCAGCATTAAAAAATGCTCTGCGCTCATTTGCACTTGCAAAACCTACATCTATTGTATGATTTACTTGTTGAGGAGTTGCAGTTCCGCCCCATGGCGATGCTGCTCCGTTTTTGATACTGTTTACACCTGCTGATTCTGCAGATGCTTGCGATGGATGTATTACAAAACGATCATTTTCTAAACTGGTAATTAGAGTTTCGTAAGCACTATATAATGCCTCTGTAATTTCATCATCTGTTGTTACTGTTGAAATTGTTGTAGGAGTAGTGCCATTTATATGAATATAAACTTTTTCAAAATCGGTGTACAATGCGTTCATATGAACAGCTTGAGCTTCTGTTTTTACTGGTTCAGAATTAGAAGATACAGTTTGATTGTATCCTTTATCTAAATTACCTATTCCTAAAAGTCCTGCAATTCTACCTTGTAATTCATTGTATCTTGCTGCTGAAATAATTTCTGGCATATGTGATCTCCATTACTGTACTTATACTTTCAGCACACACTCAACTAATTTTTCACCCTCGTCTAGATTTGTTTCTAATGCTATTCCAACTAGTGCTCTAGTTGCTGTTGTTGTACATACACCATTTTCCCAAGCATATACAGGCGTGCCTTTTTCAATAACACCTGTACATCTCACCGGAACACGACCTTTTAAGGCAATAGCCTGCCCGTCAATATCGGCATTCATTAAATATGCTGGATATTCGCTAATAACACCAATTGCTAAATCACTAGATCTTGCTGGTCTTGTTTCTGCACTAACATCTGCTTCTTCTACAAATCTTTGTGCAGATACCGCCATTACAGTACCTACAGGGTGTTCTTCTTCTGTAGTATATTTTTCTGCTAAGTCTGCATATTGTGCTTTTGTAGCAGTACCATTAAAGAATCTTGCTGTAAGATCTGCATTTGCATCTCTAATTGCTACAGTATTTGCACTTGCTGCTGTGCTTGCACTACGTCCTGTACCTGCTACATCTACAGTAGTTGCTTTTGTTGCTGTACCGCTGAATAAAGTTGCATGTATTTCAGCAAATCTTTCGCTAGAACTACCAATGTTATATACCCCATCTGCTTCAGGATATAAACCTTTTATTTCTCCTGCAACATTCCTTACGCTAACAATAGGTGTTGGATCTTCACCTGATTGACTTGCTTCAAAAACAATTTTTGGTCCTTTGTTTTCAAATTTAGCTTGGTTATCAGATTCGATTTTAATTCTTAAATCATTACTATCACCTACAGTAAATCCTGCATCACCAAAAGTAATAGAATCCGATTTTTTTAGATAATCACTATATAATGTTCCGCCTAATCTAAGTGCATCATTAGCTGTGCCCCAGATAATTGGTTCATTGTTTGATGCACTGATGTAATCGCCTAAGTTATTTTGTGTCAACCCTGTAGCACTGTTTACCAGTGTCATACCACGTTTGATTAAACTAAAACCAGTTAAAGCTGGAACACCATCAGGTTGTAAATTTGCAAGGGTAAATTCTTCATTTGAAATAACATAAACAGATACGTCATTTATTAGTGCAACAATAATTGTTTTTTCGTTTTCGGCATTATCTAAAACGTTTACACTAAGCATTTGTGTTGTACCGCTACCAGCACTTTGAGGACCAACAAGAATAAATTCTCCAGCAGCAGTTTTACCGTACAATTGGTTGCTAGAACTACTCCACCATAGATCGCCTTCGTCTAACCCAATTGGTTCAGTTGCACTAACTTCAGTACCACCTGCTGTTTTCCAAGCACTGCCTGTATAAAATTTTAGTTTTGTAGTGCTTGCATCGTACCAAACTTGCCCGTCAATTGCTTTAACTGGAGCAGTTGTACCACTAAAATTTTCTAACAAATGAAGATAGTTTTCGTTTTGAACTTCACCATATCCACTATAATTTCTACCTACAAATTTAATATCTGTAGTTTGATCAATTGTACCATCTTCTACAACAGTAAGTTGTGTACCGTTAAATCTATTTACAATATATGCCATTATTGTTGTTCCTCGCTTATGTTATTTATCGTTATACTGCTGATGTGCTGATTACACCTGTGTTTACGTCCCAAAGGCCACTTGATATTGTAATAGTAATTACACGCCTTGTAACTGTAAGATTCACTGTTGCTGTAGGATCACTAATTGCGAAGTCTCCAACAACATTTATGTTTTGTACACCGGCGCTGTCAACTGGTACAAGTGTTTTAGCTATTCCGCTTTGTACATCAATTGGATCAGTTGTTGCTTCATAATAGTATGCATGAATTTTTGCAGTCGTTCCATTTCTTTCTGTAGCAGGCGGTGATATTTCTGCTAACATTGTTGCAATTTTTACAACCAAAGCATCATCACAAGTTCCGTCGCCATATGCTCCAGGATTGTATGTAGTTCCAAGTCCTGTAATATCTACACCCATTACAATTGGTGTTGATGTCACTGCTTCATCTACATATTTTTTGTGTGCTACATCATTATCATCTGCTGGCTCTAAAACGTTTTTAATTCTTTTTGGATTTGTCAATTCAATATCATCAACGCTGGTAATTTGTAAACCGCCAGTTGTTGATATCGTGTCTTCAGTAATTGTCATTGTATCAGTAGTTGCGCCAACTTGAAGTTGTATCAATTTGCCTACAGTTGTTAAACTACTGTTTACAACACTTGTACCTAATGTATCTAATGATAATACATCGGCTGTACCAATATGATAAGAGTGGTATACCGAATCTAGTGCAATACCGTGGCTGCTTGTCCAAAGATCAGTTCCAGTACGGAATGACCATTCTTTATCATCGCCACTAACTCTAATAACTATACCTGCAGGTCCATATAAACTTTCTAACCCTGCTAAATCTGCTTCACTGATAAGTGTACTATCATCTTGTATTGCAAGTTCTATTCTATGATCTTCAACACGTAATTTTGCAACATCTAAACTTACACTATCACCTTCTACTAAAATGTTTCCTGTAACACGCAAATCGCCAGCAATATCAACTGTATAAGCAGGTAATGTACTTTGGAAAAAACCAACACGTTTTTCACTTGCATCAAAATAAACACTCTGTGCAATATCATTACTACCATTAAATGCAATTTTAAAATCTTGATTTGTTTTTTGCATTTTAAGATTAGTGATTGCACCATCCTGTCTAATATTTAAATCAAAATCGTCACCTAAGAAAAGGCCGTTATCATCTTTTATACTAATACTACCTGTTGTAGTACTATTATTGTTAGAACTTAGAAAACTACTTTGATCATATACATTGCCAAAATCGTCAATAAGTTGCTTTGCACTATTTGCAGATCCTAAAAATGTATATGTGCTAAATCCTGAATTTATATTAAAACCAACTTTTAAATCTGTAAAACCTGGAATACTAGGAAAAGGAGTAAAGTTGTCTTTTGTTTCAATAGCAACTAAACTTCCATTTATATATTTTTTAATAACTGTTTTGTTTTGTCCTAGGGTATCTTTTATAGTTTCTACTATATCACCTGTTCGTGATTGTGTTTTACTATATTGTGGTCCAACCAAAATTGTTTCTGTGCCATTCCAAAAATACACCTGGTCTTTACTACCGTCAATCCATATATCGCCTTCAATAAGTTCATCTGGCTGTGTAGAACTATAAATTGTACTATCTGTACTTCTAAATGTAATACCGTCATAAACTTTTAATCTTTGTGTAGCCCTATCGTACCACAGTTGCCCTTCGATTGGCTTGTTAGGCGCAGTAGTGTTTGAAAAATTTTCAAGCATTTTGATAAAGTTTTCATTTATACTTTCACCAAAGCCTTGATAATTTTTACCTATAAGATTTATATCTGCGGATGTAGTATCTAATCTGCCATCTACAAGTTCTACTAATAATGATCCGTCTGTCTTATTTAATTTATAGGCCATTATGCTGTTACTCCGTGATATATAATAAAGTTCAATGCTAAGAACGGGTTCACAACATTCATAGGCAAGTTTTGTAAGTCAACAACTCCGCCACTGGTTTCTAGTCTTGTACCAACACCGGATGTATCGCCGTTGTTTGGAACACTATCTGTTCCAGTATATGTTGCTGTGCTGGCCGCATAGTATTGATTGCCGTCGCCATCCTCAAAATCATGTTTGTGTTCAGGCAAGTTTTCTTGCTGAATAGTTACTTCTGTGCTACCGCCTATACTACCTAAGTTTCCTGTTGAGATTGCATTAGCAGATAACGATCTACCAGACAAACTATTGTCTGTTGACATCAATGGCAGTTGCCCTCGTAAATCTGGAATTTTAAAAAATCCTGCTGTTGTAGGATTTCCATAATACCATGTGCTGCTATTTGCAGGATCAAATCCAATAGCATTTGCCAAATCTAAGTATGTAGTCCTATCGTATTCTTCGCCATCACATATAAACCAACCTGTTGGAGCAACAGGGCCGCCGTACATGATAATTGTCCCAACTGGCATTGTATCAATGCTGCCAATTAGCTGTGCAGGAGTAGCTTTAGCTAAAACTCCACCTTGATTTACAAGTAATTCATCTGTTGTGCGATTGATACTGCTTGCTGCTGTTTGATCGCTAATTATTGCAGGAGCAGCCTGTGTACCAAAAGTTTTTGTGCTACCGCCAGTTTGTCCATCAAATACAAAACTACTGCTGGTAATTTGTCCTGTCATAGAAAATGTAGTTGTACTGTTTAGTTTAGCTGTACTACCTGCTGTACCACTTACATTACCTGTGACATTACCTGTTAAATTTCCAGTGATTCTATTTGCATACAATGTGTCAAAAGGCAAAACACTTGTACCGATATTTCTAGTATTTGCAATGTCTGGCAATATATTTGCCATTGTAATGTTTCCGTCGATTACTGCATTACCGCCTACATTTATATTTTTTGCAACACCAATTCCGCCAGCAACTCTCAATGCTCCTGTAGTAGGATTATTACTTTCGGTCGTTCCGTTTACTATTACTGAACTGTCTGTTTTGATGTTGCCTACAACATCTAAACTTTCTGTAGGATTTAAGTTGTTTACACCTATATTTGTGTTACTCTTTACCCTTAAAGGAACAACAAATGTACCATTATTATTTACACGCATATCTAAAGGTGCACCTGGTATAGTATTTTCTATAATACCATTGTTGCCTTCAACTAAAACACTTATTGTTTTTGCATTGCCAACTTCAATACCTTGGTTATTTTTAATTTGTAATTTTTCTGTTACCTGGTTAACAATATTATTACGCATAAAGTTTGCGGCAGGAATAGTTGCACCGCTTATCAACAGATTTTCAGCTAAATCTGCTGTTCCATTAAATTTTGCTGTACTTAAACTTTTGTTGAAATTTATACCGACTTTAAACGGTGTTGTGCTACTATATCCTGCAAAAGGTGTTTTAGGAGAAAATTCTGTTCTTGTATAAATTGTTACAGGAATATCTTCAATATAATTTATTATTACTGTTCTAGTTACACTTGCTGTGTCAACAATTTCTTCAACCAAAGCACCACTTTTATTTCCATCGCTGTAGTTTGGTCCAACAAGTAACCAGCCGCTTCCTGTATACAAATACAACTGACTAGTGCTAGTGTTTACCCATAGATCACCTTTTACACTGTTTGCAAGTTCTGGCTCAAAACTGCCTTTTTTAAGACCTCCAGCAGCAACCCAATTTGTACCATCATAAATTTTTAATTGATCGACATCTTGTGTAGTATCGTACCATAGTTGCCCTTCAACTGGATCTGAAGGCGGACTTGCATTTGCAAAGTTTTCTAGCAAATGTAGGAAATTTTCATTTACACTTTGTCCATAGTCTGTGGTAAGCCTACCAGGTAATTTCATACTTGTTTCTGTATTGATACTGCTATCTTCTACTGTAACATTACCTTTGTTAGCCTCGTCAGTGAACGGAATATTATATGGCATTATGTATTACCTCCACTCAAACTTTGTACTCTTACAGTATAATCAATTTGAATAAGTCTGTTTAATGATTTTTGAACTGGATGAAAAATAACATGTGTAAGCAAGCGTCCTGTACCACTTGGCGAATATCCAACTAGCCCAAGCTCGTCAAAAACAAATTGTTGCTCAGTATCAGCAGCAGTATCAAAAGCGTCTTGTCCGTCGGGTTCACCATAATCGAGCAATGCACTTACAACAATATCAGTATAATTTGTACCAGTTACATGACGTGTTTCTATTTTATTACGCTGCGGGTCTACGTTATTGACGGAACGGTCATCAACAACCTTTGTGTAAGTTTGATTATACAAACTTGCATTTGTACCAGTACTGTTTGGTGTTAGGTATGTAATAATACCTGTAGGATCAACACTAGTGCCGCCATTTCCAAACGCCATTTCATAGATAAAACCTTCGCCAGCATTACCTAAACTTTCAGCAAGGCTAATACTCATATTTTCATAATGAATAGCATTACGTTTGTTTACAAATACATGTCCAGAATCTGGATTGTGTATTTTTATATGTCCTTCAATGTGTACACCACTTTGTTCATTAATCATATTTTTATTCCGTTCCTATACTGTATTTATCGTGGTAGCGATATTGTTTTGTCTGTTATAAATTTGCAGATTTGATTTTCACTATCTGCAATAGTTTTACCTGGTTCTGTCCAAACTCTGCCTGTTTTTCTTACAACTTCTACTATTCCTCCATCTGCTGGAGCACGAATGTAATCTGCTAAAATTATTGCAACTCTAGTTTCCGAACCCCATTGAATAGTTTCCATTGTAAATTCTGGAGCAATTGTTACATCTGCTTCTGGCGAGTCTTGATCAACTGTAGGATCAAATGTAGTAATACTATCTTTACGTAATTTGGTACCTAAGAAATAAACATCAAATTCATTTACACTAGTAGGTGTCCAATCCAACAAGAATTGTTTTGTACTGCTATCACCAATAAATTTGGTACTATGAATTTCATCTTTGTAAGGAATATTTTCTTCAATGCCTTGACCAATTACTTTTGTATTCACTGGATAAGATTCTTTTATTCCTGTTCCTAATGTACCTCTGCGTATTTGTCTTAAAATATTACCATCAACTGCAAAATATTCAATGCGCTCTTTATCTATATAAACCACTCCAGGCAATCCTATTGCTCTGTTAGGAGATTGAATTCCTGTTGCATCTTTTAATTGAATTGTTTGATCATAATAATTCAATGGTTGCTGCAATTCATATTCATTATCATTATTTAGACGCTTGTAATGATATCTGCCAATAATATCTTTGAATATTCTAAATCCAAATTTTGGTTTACTAGTAGGTGCAGCAAATTGTAAGACATCAATTTTATCGTTTGGTAAAACTTTTTCATAAAGTTGTATACCGTCTTTTTTATCTACAATTTTATAATCTTTCTGCGGTACAAGTATAATACCATTTTTAAACACCCAGACATAATTTGCACTAATTGCAGGTTGCTGTAATTTTACGTAACCTGTAGACAATAAGTTTTTATCAATGTATTCTTGTGAGCCTTCTGGTGCTTGGTTTGTATTCCATACAACGTCATAACTGTTTCTTTCAAACTCATTTATGTCGTGATTACTAAATGTATAAATGTTTACTGTTTCCCATGCTTCTGGTGCTTCTAACAAACACAGTGTATTTGTTTCAGTTAGTTTTACATCTAATAATTTTAGGTTTGCTGTGCTGTCATCATTTAAAATCATTTCAGGTGTGTCATCGATACTTTTCAGTTGGAATAGATCTCTTACATAACCTTGTAATTCTACAACAGCATCAACACCATCGTATCTAAAACTTTCAACTTTTGCATTTACAATTGTACTATCATCAGTTAGTCTAAATGATACATTAGAATTTTGCGGAATAGTTTCAATTGCACTTCCATTTTCAACAGTAACAGTAGTATTAAAGAAGAAATATTCTGCATCTCTAATAATAAAGATTTCTAGTTTATCACCTGGCAATCCAATGTTGTTTGACAATATTTCAACACGACCATTCAATGGATCATAGTTCCAATTTATATCTTCTAGTATTTCTCCGTTGATGTATACAATAACATCACTGCTGTTTACCAATGTTGTATCTTCAAACTGCCATGCATCAATATCATAATCACGTTGTACAGTCATTATATAGGATTTTCTGTATCCTGGATTTAAGAATCTAGATCCTTTGCTTCTTTGTACGAGTATGTTATGCGAATATGGTTTTTTAACAAACGGTACTGCTACATCATTCTCAAATCTGTGTACAGTGTTATCTCCGTCAACAATCATAGTTTTATCAATAACCATTTCACTAAATTGATTTATTTTATCACTGTATACAGTATAACCAATTATTGTGCCTGCTTCTGGTGCAGTTGGAAATTCTAAAACGCCAAATCCTGCTGCGTTAGTATCGTATCCATACTGTGTAGCCGGCTCTTGTTTTACACCATTTAAGGTAACAAATGTGCTTTGATCAGTTGTAAATCTTATAGGCAATTCTAATGTACGTGAGCCGCCTGTTGCTACTATATTGTCACTGTCAATAATGTCAACACCGTTTGCTCCAATACTTAGAATACTTAAATTTTTACCTGCATCAATTACACTACTATCAGCTAGACTAATAAATTTACCTTCGTAATCTACATTTAAATCACTGTGTGCTACAACTTCACCATCTATAGTAACAATTATTGTATTTTGTGTTTGAGGAAATAAATCAAATCCCCACTCAAGTGTTACTCCATCTGTTATATAATTTCTAACTGAAATAATACCTTGTCCTTGACTTACACGATTGTAAATTGTCATATCTAGTGTATCTAAAACTTGTCCAGGAACTTGTTCTTCAGGCCCTTTACTTGTAGTTTCAGTAACAAATCCGTCGCCGTCTACAGCAATTTCACCCGGATCGATACCCAAAGCAGATGTATTTTCAAAACTACCGCCTTGTAAACTTACATCAAATGCTGTGCTTTCAGGAGTAAACGATCCGTCACTTGTGCTCTTACGTACAACGACAACATCGTCTTGCTGTGTAACAATTACATCACTGTCTAAGAAAACAGATTTTGTTATACCATCGCCTACCGGAGATACCATTTTAGCATTTGGATTTACACCAGGAGCAGGGTAGCTAGGATCATCTATTCTTACGTTGTTTAAATATACGTTATAAATAACACCTGCTTCGAGTTCTTTTTCTAATTCGACAATTTGAGTACTGCCATCTAACACAATAATTTCATCTTCGTTTGCTGTATCAAATGTATCAAAATCTACACCAAAGCCTTGTAAATCCCAGCCTAAACTTTCGCCAAAGCCAATGCTGTCCATTTGAACGCCACCGTAATCAATACCATCCATCAACTGAGCAAGATCTTTACCTGGCATACCAGTTGTTGGGTTATAGAAGAAATTGATTCTATCTGCTGCTGTAAGTAATTCGGTTGATTTTTTATAATTTATTACAACTTCAGCATTGTTAGCTGGAGCATTTGTAAATGTAATTCTTCCTGTATATCTTTCAAAACTACGTGTTTTGTCTAATTCATTAGAAATACTAAAATCGCTTATAAGCTGGTCAACTCCATCAACAGTAATAGAAATATCTGCACTACGTGTACTTGCTGGCCATTTAAGATTAAATTCTGTCAATCCGCCATTGCCTAAGAATGTTTCTGTTTCATCTAATGTAGTAAACAAGTAATTGCCAGAAACCCTATCGAATTTCATACGCATGTGTGTATTGCGCACAAGGTTGTTTCCGATAATTGCATACACAATTGCTTCTTCGCCATCTTCTGCTAAACTACCATTGATTGTTACAGTAGGAGTGTTGAAATATTTTGCACCTGTGGTGTTTACTTCGATGTAACTGATACTATCTCCGCCTAAGTAAGCTAAACCTTCTAAAGTAGGGCCACCGCCTCCACTTACAGTAACATTTGCTGTATTGGTATATCCACTACCGCCACTGTAAATTACAAATTCTTTAATTTCAAAACCAACGTTGTCATACCAGTTACGTTTTGGATATGTAAGAACATCAGCATCAACATTTACCAATTGATTATTTACAAATTTTATTGCCTCAGGAACTACTGTACCTAATTCTGGATCATAGCTTGGAGGCAAATCAAAGTCTGTTACATTAGTTTGTGTTGGTTCAATTTTTTCATATGCACTGATATATTCACGTACTTTTGCACTGAAAGGTTTTACTTCATTTATATACTCTTGATAATTAGGAAGATTATCATTTTGGTATGTAATTTTTTGTTCAAGTTCACCAACATTGTGTTTTGCAGTTACAAAACTAGACTTGAAAATCCAATCAACATCAATTTGTTCACTGATAGCATACCGAATGCTACTAAAGAATAACTTATTCCATTCAACTTCAAGCTGATCTACAAATAAATTTTCTTCAATTGTTTTTAGAATAATTCTAATTTCTTCGCTAGGCTCTCTATCGTAAAAACTAGTATCGTAAATAAGTTTGTCATATCCAGTAGTATCACTCTGGTACAATTGACTACTAAATTGTATTGTACCATTTTGTCTACCAATAGATTTATAATTTACAGTATAATCTACATTTGGTTGATTGTCAATCTTTTCTAATAATAACCATCCGCCTGTGCCAATTGTTTCAATTTTTACTACACTGCCAATTCTGTCTGGTGTACCTTCTAATGCATATGCACCTGGTATAATAAAGTTTATAGCAGTTTCTGCATTATATCCTTCAGCATACCAGTCTTTGTATTCCCAATAAAGAGATACATCATAATCCTGTATTTGATTTCTAAACCATTCGCCGGTGCTGCTGATCCAATTGTATATTGCCCAGAAGCCGCCTATGTCACTGTCATTTTTTACTAGAACACTAAATGGACGTACAATCAATACTGTATTATCTAAATAATTTTTACCACTGTTTACAATTTCTACACTTGTAATTTGTCCTAAATTATTGATATATGTTTTAATTTCTGCATCTGTTCCTGTACCTTCAATGGTTACAGTTGGGCCGTGTCTTGTTGAACCACCGTTGTAGTTACTGTCAACATATCCTCTGCCAGGATTAGTAATTGCAACTTCTGTGATACGTCCATCTACTATAGTTGGAGTAAGAACAGCCTGTTCAATTTTTGCTGTACCAATAAATCTCAGCAGCGATTCGCTTTCAATTTCTTTGTCCCAATGGTTAGAAAATTTAGAAGGCAATGGATCAACTTGCATCAATGGTGAAATATCAAATTCATCTACTACAACATATTCAGTAAGAATACCGTTTACTCTTTCAATAATTTGTTTTAGAGCCTCTTTACGGTTTACAAACATACTCTGATTTGGTTCATTTAAAATACCAAAACGTCTAGCAATACTAACTCTTGTATCAGGCAATTGAATATTTTGCTCATTGTAACCTACCAAACTGTCTACCCATTTGTCAACTATATCTTTATTAGGTTTGCTACTTGCTAAACCTTCAGTTAGCAATTGATATTCACTATGAATATTTTGTATTTGTTCATCAGTTGTATAATAATCAATGTGCAATACTGTGTCTTTGTCTTTTATAAGATTTCTAACATTGTGTAACGCAAAGTTTTTACTATCAAATAGATTTACAAATCTATATCCTTGACTTGCTGGATCTCTAATTAAATTTTCTACATCCAAAGCACTAATTTTTCTACCATATGTGTTAGGTAGTGTTGTTTTAGATTTAACCCAGAAATAGTATTTGCTAGACGCTGCACCAGTGATTGGATCATATGAATTTTGTATTGAATATGTATCATCTCCATATAAACTTAAACCACTTATACCTTCTGATAACCCTTCAGTTGTGTCTGCAATTGTATCCCATTCACTTGGCAAGTAATCACTTTCCACCCATTCATAAACATCTACATCAAATCCCGGAATAATTTGGTTCCAGTTATTAGTTTTGTATTGTATATCTCCTTGATAAGGATTGTACCATTTTACGGTGTTTAGATTCCACCAAAGTTTTCCTACATAGTTTGTAGACCAGACATCTTTATCTCCAGTATCTGTTGAACCTGTGTTATACACTGCTGGATCATAGTATAATTTAAAACTTAGTTCTTGCTCTGCTGGGCCTGCAATACGTCCTTGAATAGGATCAATATAATCTATATAACTAATAAGATCTTTAGTTTTTGTATCATATAACCAGACACCTTTGATTTTACTTAGATCAACAAATGGATTTACACTACTGTTTATTGTCCATGCGTTTGCATTTATATTAGCTCTATAATCTTGTATAATGCCTTTGTTATTTGTACTATCACCTAGTATAATTGTAAGATCCTGTGCTGGCGCTACAAGATAAAGATGATTTCTATTCAAATATCCAAACGCATTTTTTGAACCTGTAATATCTGTGTCTGAATATAATTTTTCTGCATATACCAATTGATTGCTAATGTCTTCGAATATATAAATTTGTCTGTTGTCTTCAACAGTATCTACAATACTGGTAGCTGCATTATCAAATATTGTTGCGCCATTGTCAAATGTTACAAATGATTCTGTATCTCCACGCTCACTAGTAATTGCAAGACGTGAATCGTCCAAGTCTACATAAACACCAAAACGATTGTTTTTCTCTCCGTCTGGAGAAAATAATTCTTGGTCTAATACAAATTGCTGATTTGATAATTTATAAACATATACTTTACCATTTAAAATACCATTTTCGTTAGAATTAGGAGCGCCAATTGCAAGTTTATTTCCTACACTGTTTAAAGACACACTATTGCCAAAATACTCGTCATCAACTGGACTGTCAATATTTTGAGCAAAGACATATCTATCATTTTCTTTTCTATAAATTGCAACTCTATATTCGTCGCCTGATAATACACCTGACAGTGCAACGACTTCGCCATTTGCACTTATATCAAATGTAACACCTACATCAGTAGCTAAACCAAAACCGCTACTATCCTCATTATATAAATCAGTTGTATCGCTTAAATCGCTTGTTAAATATCCTGTGTAATCTACAAATGTATCTAACAAAGTCCATAAACTTGTATCAAAAGGATTTCCAGGAAACACGGTTTGATTTGCTTGATACAAATTGCCTTCGTAATATACAATTTCATTTTCTATATATTTTGCAATAGTTTGCCATTCGCCTCTATAATTTGAATCTATATTATAAGCATATTCCTCAATGTCATCTTTTCCGCCATTGTTTATAATATAAACTCTACCATTATCAGCTAAACTTCTCACGAATAAACTATGATCAAAATCTCCAGGAGAGACTGATTTAATACCTAATCCAAATTTTTCATTATTGCCCGGAGCACTACTACAAATTATATCAATAAGTTCAAAGCTATTATCAATCAGCTTTTTATAGATATAAACTACGCCTTGTTCTGTATATCCTAAATCAGTAGCAGCAGGATCTGCTTTAATAATATTTACACGCTGCCAATCCTGGCTTTCTAAATTGATCGTACTACTTTCAACTGTTACAGTTCTAAGTGCTTGCCATAGTACACCTTTGCTGCTTACAATATCACCTTGATCGTATTCTTGTAATGGATCAAGAGCGCCTTTATATCTAGATTTTACATTACTTGCAGTAGGTGCACCTACATATAAGTATTGACCATTTGGAGTTAAAGATACGCTACTACCAAAATCGCCACCAGTATGATATTGAGGCAAGGGTAACAAAGTTTGTTTGATAGTAAATGGAAGAGCATCGCTTGCTCTTGTGTAAATGTAAACTTTACCATCATCCAAGTCAGGTGTACCAACAGCCATTATAGTGTTATTGTAACTTGCAGATACGCTTCTACCAAATTCATTACTGCTTTCTTCTGGCGCTGTAATGTTTTGTAATTTAGTGCGAATTATTTTATTATCAAATACAGCACTAACACCGTCGCCGATGTCATCTATCCAAAGTCTGTCTTGATTTAAGTCGTATGCTTTTAAAATAGAATTAGAATCTTTTGGTTGATTAAATCTACGAGATTTAAATTCAGTAACAATGCCTAGTGTACTATCTTCAACGTTGATTATACTTTCACTAATAGGGTTATCTGTTTCGATTTCAATGTTGGGTTGCGTGATAGAACTATCATTATTTTCTATAATGTTTCTTTGCACATTTGTTACTAACCAGAAACCATCAATGTCTGGATGAATGTTATTCACACCAATAATAGAATCTTCTGCAAAATTTATAGGTTTATTGAAATACATTTTAAAACCTAAATCAGTGCTTTCTACTCTAGTAACTGCAATATCTGCAAGCACATGTCTATATACATTCCAACTTGTTCCATCTGTAGGAACCCATACATAAGAACCTATATCAACAGAAGCAATATCAACTGTTAGAATATCTTCAATTACTTTTGCTAAGAAATCAATTTGTTCTAATTTTACATATCCTGCTGTTTTTGTATATTCATTTACCGCATTTAATGTAGGCAAAAATCCTGTGTCATAATTTGACGGAGCAATAAGAACATCAGATCTAGGATATTGATATACTAGGTCAGTTCTTGTTTGATCGATTTGATTTACTAGTTGTAATGTCTGAGGTTCTATTCTAAATTGTTTTTCATCTAATTTAAATTCTACTTCATCAAAACTAGTAAGTGCGCCGTACTGGCCGACCCTAATTGCCCATTCTTCGAATAATTCAACACTGTCTTTATTAGCACTACCTAACTTATCGAAAAGTTTTGTAATACTATTCGCAGTACCTTTATCTTGTATAAATCCTTGATAGAATTTATATTGGCTTACATCGTCTTGAATAATATTAGACAAATAATTACGTTTTTGATAACCTATTAAATGTTGCGCAAGACGCTGCTGTTCTGCGTCAAAGTTATCAGTATCTAAATCATAAAAGTCAGCAAATTGATTTGCACGATAATCCCAGTTAGGTTGTAATTTATTTTCAGGCTTTTCTGGCAAACGTGACCATAAATCAAAATCAAAGTTTTCAGTACCGCTGTGTGTAAACTGAGCAGCATAATAAAATTCTTTGAATTTAACCAATTCGCCAACTGTGTAATCTTTATATGATTCCCATTCTGTAATACGAGCATCATCATATAGGAAACCTGGAATATTTAAACTACCGTTCCATTCGTCAGTTCTATATCCAACAACTTTTAAACGCTGCTGTCTATAACCAGTGTTTAAACTATAGATTGTATCATTAAATACTGTTATATTATCTATGAACACAACATGTTCTTTTTGTATTAGTGGTAATTTAATTAAAAAGATTCCATCCTCAGAAGAAGTCAACTGAAAATTGTTTATGTTGTCTCTGTACACATTAAAGAATGCTCTATTTAATTTTTTATTGTTTTGATTTAGTATTGGATAATTGTAGAAACTATCAAACACATCATCAACAACATAATATTCTTTAGAAAATAAAATATTATTTGCTGCTGGACTCAATGTAATAATACTGCTTGATGCCCAATTTTGTGTTGTCCAGAACATAAATTCTTTTGCTGCTAATTTCCAATTTTCAATAGCTTCGGTTTGTTTATTGAAATAATCAAATACAAAGCCTTCATCTATCATGTGCTTTTCGTAACCTAACAAAAAGTCAACAACTGTTTGTACATCTGGAAAAATTGTGCCATAATCTAATTGAGAAGGTAATCTTTCATATCTTTTTCTAAACTTGACATTTACACCGCCTATTTCAGGTAATCTTGGAAGTTTAGTATATTTGGTATCGTCAAAAATATCTGTAGATGTATGGTTTACCTTAGCTCTATAATACACATCATTGTATTGAACAATTTTTCCAGCAATATAGGTTTTGTTTTCGCTCCACGTTGCAAAACTTTCACTTATACCACCTACATTTACATTAGGATCATTTGCAGATTCGATAGCTTTGTAATATGTAAAATACGGCGAGGCTACATCATAGCCAGAAATTTTAAAACCTCTGCCTGTTTTTTCTACAATAACACCACTGTAAGTAACAACTTTTTGCGGAGCACTGGTTCTAAATGTTAAATTATAGTTTTCAAAAGGTACAAATACATTACCTTGATTTAAAGGTGTTTTACTGTCTAAAACTAATTTTAATTTGTCTTTGTTTGCAAAACCTGCAAGTTTAAATCCTAATTTATTTTTAATATTTGTAATATTAGATATGTATTTGCTATATGTAAACTCATTGTTTAAACTAATATACTCAGAAATATAATTTACTAAGCCGCCTGCGATGTTTCCATTTATTTTTGGAAACACAATGTCTTTGGTAGTAATTCTTTTATCGGTATCTTTGTAAACAAAATTACCTGCTATATTTCTTACCACACGTGATCTATCATACCCTATACCAATAGTGTGTGCAGGACGTAATAGCACCATTGCTACTAATAATGCAAATGGATAATCACTGCTGCGTCTCCATGCAGTTTCTTCAGGTGCATGGTCGCCAAATTTAAAAGGAATATTTCTTTGTATAGAATAACTGAAGTTTTGAGCAAATCCGCTTTCTAAAGGAGATAGTAACTGTCCATTTTCATTTACCGGAATATGGCTTAGGAGTTTGCTTCTAATATATTTGCTTTTTATAACAACTGGCTTACCTGGTTCTCTAACAGCACCATTTTGCAAATCTGTCCATAGTATCAAGTTGTTGCTTGTATAAGGAGCAGGACCATAAACACTTTCCCACCATGTAGGCTGCGATGCAAATCCTAACATCTCCCAAGGATGTGTATGAGGACGATCTGTATCAAATGCTTCAATATAAACACCTCTCCAAAATCCTGGCAGATTTTGATTATTTAAATTTACAGACCTACTATAGTTATATGTGAAACTAGCGTCTAATCTATTGAAACTATTGTCGGTATAATCATTTATTTTTGCAACATCCAACCATTTTACAAAATCTGTAATAATAATATTGTCAATATTGCTTTTTGAGATTTTTGTATCTCTATTCAATCCGCCAACAATATCGTGAATATCAAATATGTTTGTATCATATTCAATTTTAAGATTATTGTAAATTCTTTTTTCTAATTCTAATATTAAATCATCACGATAATCATCATAGGCAATCATCATACTGCCATCATGTCCGCGAATAACATTCAATGGACCAGTGTTAGGAATTACATCTCCGTTTTCATCATATTGTACTTGATATGTTGTATCTAAAAACTTTTCAGGTTTGAATGCAGGATACAATCCAATTTTAGTTGGTGTAGGAGGAATAAAACTTCCTTCTGTATTTGCATACTCTTGAATTTTGATAACATCGCCGGTTTCAAACTCTTTAAGAATTGTAACAAATCCTGTATCAGAAAAAGTATAATCATAACCGTGTATCAGTTGTTTGTCGTTTATATAAACGTATACGGCTGTGTTACTAATCTCATTTTTTAGAAATACTTTGCTTAGAGCATATGTTTTTAAACGATTGTCTAAAACATTATATTCAATTTCTACACTACCGCCAGTACCTGCCATATCTGTGCTGTAAAAATTCATTGTTTGAACTTTGTCTGCATTTAGTGTATTAAAAATATAATCTACATGTTCTTTTACTGTACCTTCAAAAAAATCATCTGTAGCAATTTGTATAAATTGTCTTTTAAACTTTTGATATTCATTTGAAGCAAATCTAAGAGATTTAATAACATTAGCATCTTTTGATACTAAATTATACATAGATAAATTGATAGGTCCACTATGTTGAATAAACTTTCTGCCGTATTCTGCTACGTAACCTAAATCTCTTAAATTACTTACACCAGGCTGTACACCCTGAAAACCATCCAGTTCGCTAATCAATCCTTCTACATGATCGTTTACTTCGCCTAATGTAAATTCAGAGATGTTACTGTTTAACGGATTTCTTTCTAAGTTATAAGGTATTTCATAATAACCATTTGCATTCTTATCTGCATTACTATGTGTTTTTATAACAACGATATCGGTAAATTCTAAATTGTTTGTAAACACAATCTTTTTAACATTATTTTCATTTTGTAATGTATAATCAATACCCTGTGTTTTAAATAAACTGTTTACATAAACTTTAACTTTTAAGTCAGTTAAATTGCCGCTATTGTTATAAACATCGATAGGAAAATTATTTGTAAATTCAGACCCTGTAAATTTTCTAACTACCGATTGTTGTGATTTAACTGTTGCTTTTTTCCATGCATTTACAAATTCGTCTTTTTGATTTTTGTATTTCTTTAAGAATAAGGTATCGCTAGAAATCTTTACAAAATCATTATTTACTTTATAGTTGTATGTTTTGTTCAATAAAGGAAAATCGAAAACAATGTCGCCTATGTTTACAAAGTTTTTGTATGTAAGAGGAAATCCTAATTCGTTGTCAACAGCACCTTCGCCTACACGATAATTAAAAATTCTGTTTCCAACAAATTCTGTGCTATCATAAATGGTGCTATCACCTATACTGTTTCCTTCGTTGTCAAACAAGTCAAATTTTGGAGATTGATTCAATCCTGATTTATCTTGTGCCTTGTTCCATTGTGTACCATCATACCAATACATACAACCAGCATTTACATCACCATCTAATATTAAAATTGTTTCATTTTCTAAAGGCACACTATCAGCAGTTTCAACTAAACTAATCTGTAAATTGTTATTATGTGTAATGAAGTTTACTTGATAAATTTTGCCGTTGACAAGACTATCTGGATCTGCTGTAAACAAAACACGCATACCATCTGCTAAATCAACGCCATCAACATTATAACCTACACTGCCTTCTATTGTGCTAAAAACATCAGGTGTAAAGGTATCAACTAGATCAACTGCTGCTTTTGCATTATTACCATGATTGAACAAACGCAAGTCTGGTTCAAATTCTATAATAGGTCTACGTGCTCTTAAATCTTCAAAAATTTCTATTGGCTGATTATTGATTTCTGCAGATTTTTCAATTACACTACGGTGTGTCCATCTGTTATATCTACTCCATGGATTTTTACTTTTATCTCTACGATTTATACAGACATAGTCCTTTGTGCCTGCAAAACTTTTTGCATCACCAAATGGTACACGGTCAAAAGGATTTATATCAAAAGGTACTTGTGTATCTTGTGTGAAAATTGCAGGAACTTGTAAATCTTTTACTGCAATCAATTCAATGCTTTCGCCTACACCTTCGATATAATATAAACCTTGTGCATAAGATTCGGGCGTCACATTGCCTTGAAAATAGATTTTCATACCATTTGAAAACTCCCAGCCATCGGCTGTTTTATAAGTTTTCTTGCCAATAATTTCTTCTTCTACATCAATTGCTGTTGCTTCTTCAATATCAAATAAATTTAATGCGCCGCTGACATTTATATCGTTTTGACTGATATAATACAAATTATTAGGAGCATTTGTAGGAACAGTAAATTCTAAAATACCTTTTTCTACAAACCCTTCACTAACATAATCTTCTCTAAATATTACAGTATCATCATATTGTTCTGTAATTTCTACACCTTCTAAATACAAATTTTCTGCATATTCTGTGCTGTCTGCATATGGAATATTTTTTAATCTGCTTAGTGCAATACCAAAAGGATGTCCAGGCGTGTCTACTTCAAATCTGTATGTTTGACCTCTATATAGTTTGAGTGTTTTATTACGAGTTACACCATCTGGTGAAAATACAAATGCAGTATCTCCGCCATCAACCTCTGTTGTAACTTTGTATGTACTAACAACATCAATGCCTGTACCTCTTACAGGAACTTCTTGTGGACCATTTGGTAACCAATAGTATTCACGGAAGTTTGTAAACTTGTCAAAATCAATGTGTGGGTTCCAAGCATAAAATTCTTGTGCAAACAATTGATCATGGTTTTTTGTACTACCGCCAAATGCTTCAATTTGTCCAAGCAGATCAACATAATCTGCGTTAAATTCTACATTACCAATGTTGTCTTCAATAATAGTATAAGGTTCTAATTGATAATCTTCACGTTGTTTGTTTACGTCAGAAATATAATTATCTTCAACAACTGCTGCTTTGGCTTCTCTGCTACCAACAAATCCATTTAATTTTTCAACAACACCAGGCGATGTAAGTTGATCTAATGTACTACCAATAAATTTCTTGTTGGTATCGGTACGAAAATATCTTGGTAATAATGAAGATGTAGTTCTTTTACTATCATTACGTCCTGGAACAGGATATTCGTTTTGATTGTCTTCGTATGCCATTAGTAATCATTTCCTTCGGTAATAATATTTGTATTTGTAGGTGAACTTTGAATGCCTGTGTTTAACACATCATCACTTGTAATCACAGTTCCAGTTGCTTTTAAACGTGCAGCAGTAATACTATCAATCACTTCTACGTCATCTACATTTGCTGCATTTACAAAAATTTCATCGTTTTCACAAACTATTTCATACAAGCTGCCAAACACTTGTGTTTCGCTTTTTGGTACAAGAACTATACTTGCTGCATCTGGAGATACTTGCGTCATTACATATGCTGCTAATTCACTAAAATAAAATGTTTCTCCAAAATCCCAATTTTCTAAACTAAAGTATTGATTTATTGCATCAATTACTCTTGATTTGATATCATTGTCGTTTACAACTCTGCCTGTATTTTTTACAATTTTAATTGTTGCTTGTAAATCATCTTCTGCTAAATTACCAAACAGTGGTTTGTATTTTACAGGATGATAAATCAATTCGTCTGATATACTTTTAATTTTTTTAATATCTTGTCCATAATTCAAATATAGAGCATCACTGCTTGGCGGTAATGGTTTTTCAACTAAATCACCTTTTAGATATTTTCTAAATTCAATATCGTATGTTTTTTCAAGCAAATATAAATCGATAATATTACTGCTACTTGGATCTATTCTGCGATTTTCTGCTGCGGCATGTTTATAATTAAATCTTAAATTGTCTCTACCTTTGTAAGCACGCCAATTTATATCTAATTCTAAACCAGTCATTGTTGCATTTATTTTTTTAAACACATCTTTACTGCTTATATAAAAAACTTCATCACCTGTATAGTTACTAAATGCACCTATAGCACCTTCTGTATTTTTTACTAAAATATTATTATTTTCCGCATTTGCATATTCATAAGTTTCTACATCATTCTTTAAAACTTTTTTTGCAAAAACATATTTTGTATCAGGCAGATAATCTGGAGCAACAATTTGGGTAAAAATATCAGGATCGTCAATAACACCATCTGCATCTGTATCAACAAATCCTATTTCTAATTTTTTGCTGTCTACATAACCAGCTGCTGATCTATATGCTGAAATAACTTGCCATTTCCAATCTTGTGTAAAATTAGTCAAGTTATCTGGAATATTGTTATTACTCAAAACGTCTATTGTGTCTGTAACAATTTTTCCTGTTTTACTATCATAAATTCTATCATTGCCATCAAAGTAAAAACGTATTTGCTCATCGCTTTCAAAAACATATCTTAGTCCTCTGTGAGTAACAGTATATGTTTCGCCATTTGTTTCAAACAAGAAAATCCAACTACTATCCTGATTAGTACCTGTTGCATCGCCTGCACGACCTGTGCTAAAATCACCTGTTTTATCAAGGTTAGTACTTGTAATAACTTTCCAATTTGATGTTTCTACATCATAACGCAATCCAAATGTTTTATAGCTAAATGTTTGATCAACCATTTGAGATAATGTATCTGCTACAATACCTAGATTTAGCACAGAAATAATTTCAGCTATTTGTGCACCTTCTGGTATATTTTCATTTAAAATAACTGGGCCTAAATCACTGTCAATATCTTGCACTGTTCCATTTTCAAATACACTTACTACTTTTGTCCAAACATAGGTTTTATCTCCTAGTTTATTTGGTGTACCAGAAACTAAATTATTTTTCTTATCAAAATAATGTCCACTTGGCGCAATAAATTTAATTAAACTTCCAGGTGAAACAAATCGCATAATACTTGCTGTAAAACTGCTTACTGCGACAGGAATGTTAAATTGGTCTTGGAATATTCCTGAACTTTGATTTGTATCATTTGTAGTTGGCTTCCAAGTAAAGTTTAAATCTTCTACACTGGTATTTCTATCAAAATATTTGTAATAGAAATTTTTAGTTTGTGTATGTTTGATGATTTCTAAAACTTTTGAATTTATAACTGCTTCAATATCAGTTCTAGTTGTAAATCCAAAACTGAATTTTTTTGCTAAATCTTCACTGTAAATGCTACCGTCATCTCCAAACATTAGTGTGTTACTGTATTTGCCTGTTGCATCACGTAAATCATAATAACGACTAATACCACTGCTGGTTCTGTTGATAGATTTTGTTTTTATAATTTGTTGACTTACTCCTAGAGGACCAATATTGTAGTCTTCGCCTGTAATAAGTCTATTTTGTGTATAGAATGTACTAGGAGCATTTGTTTTGATACTTTCATTTGTTTCACTGCTATCTGCATTTGAAACAGGCGATTGTAAATCTAAAACTAAATTTAGTGTTTCGTTGGTTCCATTTTTACTCAAATAAGGAACCTGTATTTGAATACCTACTAAATCACTAGGATTGATTTTGTATTGTTCGTTTGCACTGGTTCTATAATATACTTTAAAACTGCCTTTTGGTAAAGTTCCAAAAACACCGTCACTGAAAATTAAACTGATACGGTCACTGATTCTACTCAGCACACCGTAAATGTCTCTAACGCCTTTTTCAATACTGTTATATACAATATTGTTACCTTCTACATTGCTTACCTTTGTCCAAAGATCTTGTTCAAATCCGTTGCTGTCTAGTTTGTATAACCAAACATCAGTCTCGTTTACATTATCAGTATCAATGTTTACTGTTGTATTTGGTACTGGATTGTCAATAGCAAATACATTGTTTTTTAGAGTACCTTGTCTAAAATGGAAAAAGAATCCACTGTTTGCACTACCGGCACCTTGACCGCTGTCTCTATATAGAAATGCAAGTTTGTTTCCAGGAAACGGTTCTTCTTCATATATAAAATTATCAGCGGTATCAATACCAGCACTGGTTATTTCAAATTTTCTACTTTTGTTATCAACAGTTTTTGTAAAACTAAACACAGGTATATCTGTATTGGTTCCATTAAATCTATACTGCTCTGTAACTATGCCATCAACGATTGATTTTTTTACAGGACGTCCAAAGCGTGAATTTGCAGGCAATGCTGCATTTAAGATTTTAACAAATTGTTCGTACCAATCATTATTTGTAGCATCGTTCCACAAAACAGTTTGTCCACTGAGGTTGTTGTTGTTTGCATCAAATACATCTTCAGTTGTACTAACACTGTCAATTTTCAACAAACCGTTAGCAGTTGTATTTCTACTTGCATTGTAACTGATTAAACGTGCAAGGCGGAGAATGCTTTCTCTACGCTCTGCTGTTTCAATATAATTTTCTCTAGCATTTAGGTCTGTGCGGAAGGCTAGGTTTTGACCTAAAAATGCAATCAAATCAATCAGTGCAAGATATTCTCTGCTTTCAATATAATCGTTGTAATCTTCTGGATAATTTTCTCTAATATAAGAGATCATTGTTCTACGTAAATTATCAAAGTCATAACTTTGAAAATCTGCGTACTTGAAACTTTGATATATTGCTTTCCAATCTTCTGCTAATAGAAGTCGATTTTGCCTGTCTGTCGTTGACATATGCCATTCCTCACTTTATAGTATATTTACCTGAAGTAATTATATGCGCATTTAAAGAAGACCGTTGTTTTGGTCAAATTTTATGCGCATTGTTTCACTAATGCTGTAGGGAAGATATGTAATACTGCAATCTACTTGCAAGCCACTTTCGTAGGTATCAACTGTGACAGAATTTACATTTATACGGGGATCATAATTTATAACTTCAGTAATATCTTTGATGATAAGTTCTTTTAAATCCTCTGTAAATGGCTCAAATAGTACATCCCAAATCACAGTGCCAAATTGTGGATTTTCAAGTTTTTCGCCTTTGCGAATATGAAAATGATTTATTACATCCTGTTTGATTATTTCTAAATCAAACAAGTTAAATCCACGTGGATTGGCTACAGTACTAATACCTCTGTATTGCTTGCTGATTACAGGAGCTTCTTCTCCAGGAGAAGATATTGTTACATTTTTATAAAGTGGTTTTTCATTTGTAGCCATACTGTATTTATACCAATAATTCTTCGTAAAGATTGTTTGCTTCAGTAGTAATACTCACTAAAGTGCCATTGACTAATCTTTGAACAGGTTGAGGATTTACTATTTCTTTTGATGTAAATCCGTACAAGTCTTTTTTCTTTACCAATTTTGTACCAAACTTTTTTGCTGCTTTTTTTGCAGCATTCGCTACATTTGCAAAAGTTTTATCACCTGTTGTTGCATAGGTTTTCTTATGACATGCATTTGCTGCACTTGCTATTGCATTACATTGTGTCACAGGATTTTCTTTAAACCTAATATTATTTGCAACTTGTCTGCCTACATCTTTTACAACCTTAGGTCTGTTCAATGCTTTTCCAATTAAATTTGCACCAACTTGTGCAGCAGCACCATTTACTACATTACGCAATTCAGGAGGTAGTCCATTTATTGCGCCATTTAAATTCTTTGTAAAATTTCCTATGCCTTTTGTAAAGCCTTCAAATGCTGGTCCAATTCCTGGTATACCGCCAATAGCAGCACCTAAACCACTTGCTAGTTTTCCTGCTGCATCTCCTAATGCATTGCCTAATCCGCCCAATGCTTTTCCTATTGCACCATCTATTGCACCTAATGCACTGCCAAGAGCACCAGTTAAACCTGTAGAACTAAGTAAGTTTTGCATTGTGCTAGGCAAACTTCCTAATAGATTGTTCAAACCTTGTCCAACAATACTGCTCAATCCGCCTTGCAAGCCTTGTAGGAAACTATCCTTGATAGTTAAAACTTCTCCTTGAGTAGCATCTACAATTTGTGTTCTTACTGTACTAGGATTATCAGCAGATGTGGTGCCTGCATAGGTTGTTGTTGCTGTGCCTCTTTGCCCGGGTTGTCCTCCAAATGCCTGTGTAAAACCAGCAGCTAATTGATCTGGGTTTATCCAACCATCTGGTGTAAATGCTGCTGGGTTCGCAATGCCTTGTAGTGCAGCAGCGGCTTGTGCAAACTGTGGTGGAATTTGATTTTGCAGTTGAGATAATCCTGCTGAAATAACCCCTTGTGCTGCTCCTCTTATTGCTCCTTGCAACCCACCTTGTAATCCACCTTGTATTGCACCTACAGTTGCTATAGTAGGTATAGGACTTTTTCTTGCTAGTTGATTTACTGCATCTCCTAAAACTTTATTACTTTCTCTAAGTGCTGCGTTTCTAAGTTCGCCTCCAATTGCTTGAAACATCAATCATCCTCCGGTTTTAATTCATTCATAGGTGTCCTGTCCGTATGTACAGGACGTTCTTCCATATGTATATCTTGGCTTTCTGTTTCAACTGCTTCAGTTTTGTCTGGTGCAGTTTCTAATGGATTCCAGTTTTCATGCCCTTGCCAAGGTTCGTGTTGTGGAACACGTTGTGGAAATTTTGCTTTAATAGGTAAAACTGATTCTGTTGCTTCTGGTGCAGGTTCTGCGGCGGCTGCTGCTGGACCATTCATGTCAATACGGTTTGCTGTTTCTTTATGATGACTAGATTTAATATTGCTTGTACCTGCGGCTGTAAGTTTCATATCTCCGCCACTATATCCGCCTACACCTGCTTTACCACTCAAATTTAAATTATTGCCTGCACTAATGTTTACATCGTTTTGTGCAGTTTCAAATAAATCATTTGTTACTAACACATGCTTGTCATTTAACACTGTGGTTTTCATGTC